TAGAGAAGATAACTCAACTGAAGAGGTTGAACTATCTAAAGAAGATACTACTGAATTAGAAGAAGATTCTGAAGAAGTAGAACTAATGGAAGGTTATGTAAAAGAGGAGGATTTTAACTCTAAAATTGCAGAACTTGAAGATATGATTAAGTCTATCAAGGAAGATATGATGGTTGAGTACAATAAATACGAAGAAGAAAAGAAAGAACTTTCTTCTCAAGTAGAAAAGCTATCTGCTGAACCAGCAGCCGAGCCAATCGCACACGCCCCATCAGAAAAAAACGAAGAAAAAGAGGTGGTTAAATTCGGTCAGAATCGCCCTGCTAATACACTTGACCGAGTATTTTCTAAATTAATATAAAATGAGTAATCAAAAAGTAAATTTATACGCTGGTAATGGTTCTGTTGACACTATTACTTCAACTTACGCAGGAGAGTTTGCAGGGAAATATATTTCTGCTGCTCTTTTGACTGGAAAAACATTAGCTGAAGGTGCTATCACTATCAAACCTAATGTAAAGTTCAAAGAAGTTGTAAAGAAAGTTGCTTCAACTAACTTTATCGCTAATGCTTCTTGTGATTTCTCTGCTACTGCTGATGCACTAACTCTTACAGAGCGCATCCTTCAGCCAGAGGAGTTTCAAGTAAACCTTGAACTATGTAAAAAAGATTTCAGACAAGACTGGGAAGCTGTACAAATGGGATATTCTGCATTTGACAAGTTACCTTCTTCTTTCGCTGACTTCATTTTAGGACACGTTGCTGCAAAGGTAGCTGAAAAGACTGAACAAAACATCTGGGGTGGTGTAAACGCCAACGCTGGAGAATTTGACGGTCTTACAGTACTTGCTGCTGCTGATTCTGATGTAAATGATGCTGCTAATGGTAGTCAAACTTCATTCACTTCTTCTAATATCGTAACACTTCTTGGGAATGTAGTTGATTCTATTCCATCTGCTGTTTACGGTAAAGAAGATTTAACTATATACCTTCCAACTGTTGCGCTTCAAGCGTATGTACGTGCATTGGGTGGATTTGGTGCTTCTGGTCTTGGTGCTGCTGGTACTAACGCACAAGGTTCTCAATGGTATAATATGGGCAATGCTTTAGCATTTGAAGGTATCAAAATCCAACATGCGCCTGGTATGCCATCTGACCACATTGTTGCAGGAGAAGCATCTAACATCTACTTCGGTACAGGTCTATTAAGCGACCACAACGAAGTAAAAGTAATCGACATGGCTGACCTTGATGGTAGCCAGAATGTACGTGTAATCATGCGATATACAGCAGGTGTACAGTACGGTATCGGTTCTGACTTGTCTTTATTGACTTTAGCATAGTAATTGTTTAATCGAAAGGGGTAGTTAAACCTGCCCCTTTTACTAAAAAAAAATAGATATGAGTTGTACTTTAAACGCAGGTAGATTAACGCCCTGTAAAGACAGTCTTGGAGGAATTAAGAATTTGTATTTAGTTGATTTTGGAGACCCAACATTCGCAATAAATGAAAATGGAAGCGATGAGATTACTGATATTACTGGAAGTTTCCAATATGCAAAGTATGAGGTAAAAGGAGATGCTTCAATGGAGACTACACTTACTTCTTCAAGAGAAAACGGAACAACATTCTTTGAGCAAAACATTACTGCTAATTTAAGAAAGTTAACTAAAGAGGATAACAAAGAGTTAAAGTTAATGGCTTATGGAAGACCTCACGTTCTTATCCAAACAAGAGATGATAAATTTTTCTGGGTAGGTGTTGAAAATGGATGCGAAGTAACTGGTGGTACTGCTGTAACTGGGACTGCGCTTGGAGACTTACAGGGATATACTCTTACGCTACAAGCTATGGAAAGGTTTTATCCTAATGAGTTTGTAACAACTACACCTCCAACAGATGCTGACCCATTTGTAGGGATTGGTGGTACTGCTACTTCAGTATCGACTAATAATATGCCAACCTAATAAATTCAATAGGGTTGTAAATTTAATAGGGGGTTGCTTATGCGACCCCTTTTTTGTATATTTGAAACAAATAAAAGTTTCATTGTTACTTTAGTATGCATATACTGACAACATCAACAACACCACAAACAATAAAGGCGATACTACGTTCATCTCCTGCCTCTGTTGATGTACTTATTTACGATAAATCAGAAAGAGAAACCTCAACTGTAACTGCTGATAACATTACAAGTACTGATGGCATATCTACAATAACTATAACATTAAGCGGTGCTAACCAACTAAAAGAAGGCAGGTTCTACTCTATCACAGTAAAAGATGGAAGTGATGTAGAGTACAAAGGAATGGCTTTCTGTACAGACCAGACAGACTATAATAAATATGAGACTGGTAAGGATGATTACACAGAAGAAACTTCTTACGATAACGAGTTTATAATTATATAATGGCTAAAAAGGTAAGACATTACGCAAAGAAAAGACCCACTATGGAAAAGAAAGAGGACGGGAAAATACATATAGTACAACTTGGTTCTTATTCAAGACCAGAGATTAAAGAGTACTATAATGATGATTTCGTTGCCTATGGCGAGGACAATGATTACTTCAATTATCTTATAGATAGATACAACGGAAGTCCTACAAACAATGCTGCAATAAATGGTATATCTGAAATGATATACGGTAGAGGTCTTGATGCTACTGATAGCAAAGAGAATGAAGCCGACTATAAGGAGATGAAAGAACTCCTGAAGAAGAATGTAGTTAAAAGAGTGTGCCACGACTTTAAAATGATGGGTCAAGCTGCAATGCAGGTAATTTACACCAAAGACCGCAGTAAAATCGCTCAAGTAGAGCATATACCAGTTGAGACGTTAAGAGCCGAGAAATGCAACTCTAAAGGCGAAATAGAGGCATATTACTATCATTCTAATTGGTCTGAAGCAAAACCGAATGACAGTTTAAAGAGAATACCTGCTTTTGGTTTCTCTAACTCTCCTATTGAGATACTTTACATTAAACCATATCGTGCAGGATTTAAGTATTACAGTCCTGTTGATTATCAAGGTGGATTACAGTATGCAGAACTTGAAGAAGAAATTGCAAACTATCACATCAATAATATTCAGAATGGATTAAGTCCATCAATGCTTATTAACTTCAATAACGGTACGCCTGATGCAGAACAAAGGGATGCTATTGAAAGAAGCATTATCAATAAGTTTAGTGGTAGTTCTAACGCAGGAAGGTTTATCTTGGCGTTCAACGATAGTAAAGAACTTGCAGCAACTATTGAACCTGTACAGCTATCGGATGCACACCAACAGTATCAGTTCTTGTCTGACGAGAGTATGCGTAAGGTAATGGTATCACACCGTATCGTATCGCCTATGCTTGTCGGCATTAAAGACACATCTGGTTTAGGTAATAACGCCGAAGAATTACAGACCGCTTCTGTACTTATGGACAACACCGTAATCAGACCAATGCAGGTAACTATTCTTGATGAGTTTGAAAAGATACTTGAATATAACGGAATCGAATTAGACATCTATTTTAAGACGCTACAACCGCTTGAATTTACTGACTTGACTAACGCTATTAGCGAAGCAGAGATAGAGAAGGAAACAGGCATTAAAAAGGATATAGAGGAGGAAGTTAAGGAAAAGGTAGAAGAACAAATTGAAAACGTAGAATAATGCCAACAGCTATATTTATAAAAAGAGATGACCTTGTAAAAAATACTGCTTTAAACGGTAGTGTTGATACAGATAAATTTATACAGTTTGTTAAGATTGCACAAGAGATTCACATTCAGAACTATTTAGGAAGCGACTTGTACGACAAGATTAGCGCAGACATAATTGCTAACACTTTAACAGGCGATTATTTGGAGTTAGTAAACGATTATGTGCAACCAATGCTAATTCATTACGCTATGGTTGAGTATCTGCCTTTTGCAGCTTATACTATTGCAAATGGTGGCGTTTACAAGCATAACTCTGAAAATAGTAGTCTTGCGGTAAAAGAGGAGATTGACTCTCTTACAGCAAAGGAGAGGGATTATGCCGAGTATTATACACAAAGATTTATTGACTACATGAGTTTTAATGCGCCAAGTAAATTCCCAGAGTATTATAGCAATAATAACGAGGAGATATATCCTGATAAAAACGCTTTATTTAACGGATGGATGCTGTAAGTAAATATAAACCAAAGAAGGATAACGAAATAAAATTAAAGTGTTACTTAAATAAAGAGCAAGATGCCAAACGAAATATATCACAGAAGCGAGTGGGGAAAACCTAAACCTTTAGGTTGGGGTGACATTTATTTTGATGCTGATGCAACAAACGAACTGTATAAGCGTTCTGATAATTACGAAAACTCTGATGGCACAGACGAGATATTAAGAGATATATCTAACAAGGCAAGTATTGTTTTAACTCCTACTGCTTACGATAATGGCTCTATAAATACTGTTATACCTACTTATGGTATTGGTAGTGAACTTGTTACTAATGGTACGTTTGACACAGATAGTGATTGGACAAAAGGAACAGGGTGGAGTATTAGTGGTGGTAAAGCTGTTGCTGTTTTAGCAAATAATACGCTTTTAAATCAAAATCAAACTACTACTTTAAACAAAATATATAAAGTAGTTTATACAATAAGTGATTATGAAAATGGTAATGTAAGGTTTCAATTTAGTGGTGGAGGTGGAAGTACTATTGGTACGTTTAGAAATTCAAACGGTACATATACCGAATATATAAAATCTTTATTTAACCATACAATTTATAGATTTAAAGGTTTAGCTTCTGCTGGAGGTTTTACTGGTAAAATAGACAACGTAAGCGTAAAAGAAGTAACGGAAGCCGACTTTGACTTTACAAGAGGTTCAAGTGCTACAAGAGTAAACGAGAAAGGACTTATAGAAGATGTACAGATATTAAGTGGAGAACTTGTACAGAATGGGGACTTCGAAGAAATAGGTAGTGAACTTATTACCAACGGAAACTTTGATACAGATAGTAATTGGTTAAAGGGTGCAAATTGCACCATAGAAAACGGAAAAGCAAAATACACTAATTCTCCAACGGGTAACGGATTTCTTCAATCTAATTTCTTGACTGTTGGAAAAACATATAAAATAACTTTTACTGTTAGTGATTTTTCTTTAGGTCTGGTAAAAATTAGATACCCTTTTAATTCTTCGAATACTATAACTTCAAACGGAACATATACTGAATATGGTGTAGCTATATCTGATGATTTATTCTTCCAGTGTATAGGAACTACAACTCTATCAATAGACAACGTATCAGTAAAAGAGGTAGGACAGAATTGGGTTTTTGGAGATGGGTGGTCAATGGGCGATGGTAAAGCTATTGGAGATGGTACAATGGTTTCTAATGTTCTTGAACAAGACTATGACTTTGTTGACGGAAGTTTATATAGATTTACATTTACTATTAAAGATTACGTAAGTGGTTCGGTATTTATAAGACAACCTTTTGATGGAAGTGCAGATGCTGTAAGTGGAAATGGCACTTATACTTTTGATTATGTAGTAGGTTCAACTAATTCATTAAAATTTAGAGGCAATAGTTTTATAGGTTCAATAGACGATGTATCTTTTAAATTAATAACAGACGATACAGACATCCCAAGAATAGATTACACAAGTGGATTTGGTAGTTGGTTATTAGAGCCACAGTCAACGAATTTAGTTACTTATAGTGATGCATTAACTTATTTTAATGTACAAACAAATGCTACTACTTCATCTGTAAGTATCACAAACCCAAAAGACGAAAGCGGTGCTATAAAATATATTCCTGATAGCGGAACAGGTGGAAACAGAAGTATTCAAAGGAACTTGAGTGGATTAAGCGGATTACACACAATTTCTGTATTTGCTAAAAAAGGTGAGTTAAGGTATTTATTTTTAAGAATGAGAAACTCGCCTTCTGATATGGCTATTTTTGATTTACAAGACGGTGTTGTGTCTGACACAAAACAAACAACTCAATTAGTTGCTAATAGTCCTAAAATAGAAAACTACGGTAATGGTTGGTATAGGTGTAGTGCTACATTCGACCCAAGTGGTTCTAATACAGCAGGTCAATTAATTTTCAGTTTTAGTGCAGATAATATAGGTTCTGATACATTTAACTTTGACGGAGATGGAACTTCGGGATTATTTTTATGGGGTGCGCAATTAGAACAAAATTCCTTTGCCACTTCATACATTAAAACAGAGGGTTCAACCGTAACACGCTCGGCTGAAACAGCAAACAATAGCGGTAATGCTGACCTGTTTAACGATAGCGAAGGGGTTTTGTACGCCGAGATTGCAGCACTTGCGAATGATAATACAAATAGAATTTTTGGTATTAGCGATGGCC